GGCATGACCCCAGAGGACCACGCCGTCATGTTGTTTGAGAGCAGGGGGCACTGCACCCTTTGCGGAAAGCGCAAGAAGCTCTACATCGACCACTGCCACGAGACTGGCCGGGTTCGAGGGCTCCTGTGCAACAAGTGTAACCTGGCCCTGGCGGGCTACGAGCTTATGCTGAAGCTCAACGTAGAGGAGTATCTCAAATGAGTGCGAGTGAAATCAGACCAGTGACGTTTGCTGACCGGAAATATTTGATACAGTCGTGGCTCTATGATTATCAAGAGTCCCCAGCGATGCGCTTTCCGGGTCTTGTGAATGACGACTACTTTGGCTACGAGCACGACAAGATCGCGAAGCTCCTGGAGTGGAGCACCAAGGCGGGCTCTGCCTACCTCGCGTGCGAGCCGGGTAAGCCACACCTATTTAGGGGATACCTGATCGCGCAGCCCTTTGAGAACCTTCCCGTAGTCCATTTCCTCAAAGTAAAGAAAGGTTCACAGCGGCAGGGGGTGAGTAAAGAACTGATGACCAGATTTTACTCGGACTTTGGGTACACCAAGGGGCAAAATGTGGTCTACACATATGGTACCAAGGACATGCGCAAGCCATGGCTCGCTGACAAGATGAAAGAGTGGTCGGCGGTGTTCCTCCCGTGGCTGCTCGACGAGCTTCAAAGTGGTGGCTAATCAGGGAATGACTCAGGCGGAGCGCGAAGCGCTTCGTCAGTCCGCCAAGCGTGGGGGGCGAGTACAGAGCCTCGACTGGGATGCGTTGATGTTCGGTCCCCAGAAAGCGTTCATCACGGACCCCGCCCGTCTCAAGGTCGCATGTTGTTCCCGTCGTGCGGGAAAGTCCCACGGCGTGGCGCTGGCGCTACTCAAGGCCGGGTTCGAGCACCCCGGGTCTTTTCCGATATATATGAATATGAATCGAGCGAGCGCGAAGGTTATCATCTGGCCGGCGCTGAGGGATATCGACCGTAAACTGAACCTGGGGCTCCGCTTTGACAATGTGACGAGCAATGTGAAGCTACCCAATGACAGCATGATCCAAGTCTACGGCGTCGGCTCACGCCGAGAGATGGACAAGGCTCGTGGTGGTAAGCCTCCGGCGGTGTGTCTCGACGAGGCCCAGAATATGGGCTACGACATGCTATATCTGATCAATGAGATCTTGCTCCCATCGACGGCGGACTATCAGGCGCCCATCATGGTCACGGGCACCCCCTCGAACAACCGGCACAGCCCCTTCTACAAGATCGCCAACGGGGGACAGCTCTCAGAGCAGAGCACCCTCGGCTGGTCAGTCCACCACTGGACGATGCAGGACAACCCATGGATCCCAGACGCGGATGGGGAGCTTGAGCTGGCACTAGCGGCCAATGGCTGGACGCGCAACACCCCTGCTTTCCGTCGTGAGTTCTTAGGGGAATGGGTCTTCGACACCCACCGCACCGCCTTCGACTACCGGGAAAGCATGGTCGTCGACCGGTTCCCGGAGGAGATAGCGTCGGACTGGCGATATATCATTGGTGTCGACCTAGGAACGGAGGACCCGTGCGCATTCACAGTTCTCGCGTATAGTCGCAAAGTCGGGCGCACTTATGTGCTGGAGAGCTACCGCGAGCCTGGCCTCTCCGTTCTCCAAGCCGGCACCGAAATAGAGCGCCTCATGAATCGATTCCCGAACTACAGTCACATCGTAGTGGATAGTGGTGGGCAGGGCGCGGCTTTCGTCAAGCAGTGGAAATCGACGCACCCACATATTCCAGCCCGACCGGTCAAGAAGGGCTTTGATAGCGTCGACATGGGTATTAGCATCATAAACGCGGATATCCGCGCGGGCAAGCTGTTCTTCGTTGAGCGTGGTTGCCTCGATGTCCTCCAGGAGATGGCCGAGCTTCAGTGGGACGAGAAAAGCCTTGAGATCGGAAAGCGTATCATTAAGCGTGGCTGGGAGGACCATGCGGCAGATAGCCTCCGCTACGGATATACGAAGGTACGCACGCACGATACGCAGGGCTTCGTCGTCGACGACACACCAGCGGATGACCGTGAGAGGCTGGAACGGCTCCATGCTCAACTCAGAGAGCGCGAGCTTTCGAGGAATCCGAAGAAGCGGGAACCGTTGTGGGTCCGGGCTGGGAAATGGAAGCGTCCCGGTCGAGGGCGTATATAAAGTCCTGGAGGTCTTTCATGGCCTCAAGCTGCACGGCTCGAGGAGCGACCGTGCCGTTGTAAAGTTTCGCCACTCGACGGGCACGTTTGATTAGTTCAGCGGTTGTCAGTTCCATGTCGCTCCAGGGGGTATGACAGGGGACGGGGCCGAGCTGTCCCGACTCGGCCCCTCTAAGCCCCCGGCCCCAAGCGATGGACGTCGTGCCAGATGGGGCGCTTCATGAGGAGAAATGGTTTCCCCAACGTGAAGTACCCCATTATACACGACGGAAGGTGCGTTGCCAAGACCATTTTGACCACTTCTACTACTTCCTAGATGGCTACCGACGCACTTCTCGAGTCGGGCTCGCCTTGGTGGGTTGAGAAAACTAAGACCAAGGCCCTGAGCCCCCTCCTTGCGATCTTTAAATACTTCGTGAGCGAGGATCACGCCAGGTTGGCCGCCTACAACGCCTATTCGCGGATTTACCTGAACCGTGACATCGCGAACAGCGACTATCTCGCCAACTACAGCGCCGCCTGGCGGGTTGACGACGAGGAGGCCGCCTACTCCCGCGTTCCCGTGAACCTTGCCAAGGTCATGGTCGACAGCGCTCACGCCAAAGTCACTCGCCAGAACCCCCGCCCGGTCTTCGTGACCCGGGGCGGAAACCACACGCTGCAGAAAAAGGCTCGCCAGATGCAGAAGTGGGTCGAGTTCTGCGAGCATCTCACCGATCTTCGCCCGACAAAGCGCTCGGGGGCGCTCGACGGCTTCATCTATGGCACGGGTATTGTCAAGACCACTCCGCACCCCGTGGTGGACGAGGTAGAGAACGACCGGGTGCACCCCGCTGACTTATTCGTCGACCCAGTTGAGGCTTCCCAGTCGGGTAAGCCAACCCATTTCTACCAGCGAGCCTTCGTAAGCCGTACACGCCTCGCGGCGATGTTCACGAAGCACAAGGAAGCCATCCGTGTTTCGCAGCGCATCACCGACGACCCATACGTCTGGCACCGTCAGCGCCACACTCTCCAGAACATGGTCGAGGTCGTGGAAGCCTGGCGGCTCCCATCCTTCAAGGGTGCTGGAGACGGCAAGCACGCCATCGCCGTGGAGAACCAGGTACTCGTCCTGGACGAGTGGGAGGACTGCACCGCACCGTTTTCCATCTACCGCTGGAAGGAAGACCCGACTATCGGATTCTGGGGCGTCAGCCTCATTGAGGAGCTGCTAGGTCTCCACTTCGACTTCAACCACACGATTCGTAACATCGAAGAGTGTATCGACAACATGCCGACGCCGTTCATCCTCGTTCCCGAAGGCGGGAACATTTCCGAAGGGAAGCTGGGGAACGTCAACGGTATCGTGATCAACTATGCTGACCGCGCCCCGACGTTCGAGCTTCCTCCCTCGGTGCCCGCAGACGTGGTCAACTACGCATCGACTATCTGGGAGAAGGCTCTCCAAGTCAGTCGACTCCTCAGTCTCTCTATGCCAGAGAGCACTGGCGGTCAGTTTGAGACCGGTCAGGCCGTGCGGGACTTTAACGACATCCAGGCCACGGAGCTCGCGCCCCAGTACGAGGAGTTTGAGCGCTTCAACGTGAAGCTCTATGAACAGCAGGTACGTGCAGGTCGATGCATATACAAACGGAACCCCAGTTTCAAGGTCGTGGTCCGGTCGGATAAGTACACGATCGAAGACGTGGACTGGGCGAACATCGATGATCCGCGCGAAGACAGCTTCGTGATCCAGGTCTTCCCGGCATCCATGCTCTCTCAGAGCCCAGCGGGCAAGAAGAGCGATGTGCTCGACTTCTTCAACGCCGGCTGGCTGGACGCTGGCGAGGCGATGGCCCTCCTCGACTTCCCAGATCTTGACCAGTTCAAGAATCTACGAAACGCCGCCCGACAGAACGTGGAGCGCATCCTTGAGATGATGCTCGACGAGGGCGAATATGAAGCACCAGAACCTACGATGGATCTGCGCCTATCGATGAAAATGACGCAGATGTATATCAACCGCGCCCAAGCGATGGGCGTGCCGGAAGATCGTATCAGCTTGTTGCGCCGCTTCATGCGCCAGCTCAAGTCGATGAACGACCAAGCCGAAGAAGCAACTCTCCTGCGTTCTCAAGGCATGGGCTTTGGACTAGCAGGCGGGCCTCCGGCAATATCGCCGGATGGTTCCAACCCTACAGCGATTTAATACACCATGAGCGACATTCAATCACAGCTACCCGAACAACACGCAGCCCCTACCCCAGAGGCACAGTCACGTCAAGTGCAAGTTGACGCGGCGTGGGAGAAGGCGAACGTTGTTGAACCCGAAGTAACGGCAGAGGCTCTCAACGAGAAGCCGGAGCCAAGCGAGCGCAATCTAGCGGCCCCGAGCATCCGAGAGTTCATCCGTTCACAAAAAGCACCAGAGCCCACCCCAGAAAGTACTCTGGAGGTCGAGGTGCGAGAGCTACGTGCGGCTCTCAACGCGATCGCAGAACGCGGCGCGCAAAAGCAAGAGCTGAGCAAGGAGGAACTGCTCCTTCAAAAATTTGAAGAGCTGCAGGCGCAACAGGAGGCTGCGTTTGCCTCCAGGCGGGAAGCGGAAGCTGCCGAGAGTTTCAACCGACAGGTTGAGGGGCTCAGAGCGGCAGCAGTCGAGAATATCAACGCGCGCAAAGACGATTTCCCGGGCCTCATGGCGCTGGAGCAGCAGGAGACGGTTGTCAACGCGCTGTTCCAACGACTTGAAGAAGGCTTGGACACGAGTGAAGACGAAATAGCGAGCGAGGTGGAGAATGGACTGCGCGAGGTGTACAAAAAACTACACAGCGTGTACGGCCAGGCTCCCGTGAGTAAAGACCCAGCACCGGCCAGAGCGACGCCACAAACCCTAACCGCCGATCTGTCAGGCGCAGACGAAACCCCCGACTTGTCGAAGATGAGCCGGCGGGAGAAGATTGACTACCTCTGGCAGAAGAGCAAATCATAACACTCATCTAACAGGATACAAAAATGGCCTTTACAGCCACTACGTCCACCAACTATGCGGACTTCCTGAAAGAGCTGTACCGGGGTTCGACCGTCGCTGATCTTTGCTACGACTCGAACGCTCTGATGGCTCTTCTCCCGAAGAACCCGAATACGGGTGGATCGAAATATATTAAACCAATCAAGTTCAGCTTCCCGAACGGTCGCGGCGCCACGTACGCCACGGCTCGTGCGAACGTCTCGGCTCCGAGCCGCGAGCGATGGGAAATGGACTGGACCAATCACTACGTCATTTGCGGCGTAGACAATAAGGCGATTGAACTTGCTTCCGGCGCGGGCAATGACGGTGCGTTCAAGGACCTTCTTGTCGACGAGGTAGATAGCGGCCACATGGCTTTCGCCAACGACGTCGAGATCGAACTTCATGAGGACGGTACCGGCGTTCGTGGTGTTGCCACCGAGGCATTCGGCGGAACCGTTGC